AGACACATCAGCTTGAATTCATTATATACAAAAGGAAGATTATATGCAATGACAGCCGTGGATGACGATGTATATCTTGTTCTCGTATGCTGAAACTCCCTTAATTCAATCGGTGGCTCGTAGGGCGCATGGTGAATGCTTTTTACTGTATAGTCCTTAAGTTCCATTAGTACCGCTTCTTTCGCTTAACTGCGCAGGCCTCTTCGATTTCATCCCAGACCTTAGCTACGATATGAATAAGATCCTGTTCCATATCTTTTGATTCTATATGTTTGATCAACTTTTCTTTCGTGCCCTTAAATCTGAATTCAGGTGCACGGATAACCTTATCGCCTTTCCAATGATTCTCTTCTAATAAATACTCTACACAAGCACCTGTATTATCAAAACCAAATGAATGATAGATCGGAACATACACTACTCTATCCCACCCCCTAACGCGGTTCTTCTTAGTCTCTAATTTACAGAGTTTGCCAATCTCCCTCTTCTTGCCCTTAACTGTTTTAGTCAATACGTTTCTGACAGAGGACCATATCTCAATAGAAGCATAAAACTTTAGAGCCTTACCACCTGAGCTTGATTTCTTTGTAGGCCCAAACCCTAAGTTATCTCTTGTCTGACTGAGCACAATCAGTATAGACTTTGAACGCCTTAGTGGTGCTAAAAGTTTGCGCAAGTTGCCTGAGTTCTTTTTCGCTTTACCATCGCCGAAAGATCCAGCTGTTTTTACTCCTCTGCGGTGAGCCTTCTTGGTCTTGTCGAACTTATCCTGCTCATCTTTAGATGTTAGTGCATCCATAGAGTCAAGAATATATATAAAGGGTTTGCCCTTTTCGATTGCATCGTCAACGTGATAGTAAAAATCTTCAATGGTCTCAGAATATATAGGTTCCTTTTTGCGATATGAAGGAGCTTCCATACGCTTCGCAACTGCTTTGCCAAAATACTTAGCGATGTTCATCAAGGCGCCGTCTTCACCGTTATCAAATATAAACCGGTAGTCCTTAAAGTTTGGGTTGATACCCGCCTCTGCTAAGCAGGTAAGTGTAAGAAAGGTCTTGCCTGAAGTAGAGTCTCCAACTATGCGATAGTATTTTCCTTTAGCAAAGCCTCTATATGGTTTTCCAGTACAAGCAAGATTCAAAAGAGTACAGCCTGTCGAAAGGTAATCTTTTCCAGTTAGCTTTTTCTTCTTCTGTTTCTTCTTGGTCAATTTCTTTTTTAGGTCTTTGGCTTTCATAGTTTACTTCTCTCAAAAAAAAATCAGAGGGCGAATAAAAATCTATCCGCCCCCTGGTCACTTAGCATCCGTGCTTAAGGTCGTCGCACTCATTCCATTTGCGACAATCCTTACAGCCCCGCAACTTATCGGTGTCCTTACCGAACTCTCCGTGAGCGGGGCATCTTACTTTTTTCCTGACTTACTTTTGCCCTTCTTTGAAGATTTCTTCGAGGACTTCTTTGAAGATTTCTTCTTGTCCTTCTTGCCACCCTTTTTCTTAGTGTCTTTTTTGGTGGTCTTTTTCTTCTTGGCTGCGTCGGCTGCTTTCTTTTTCTTAGCCGCTGCCGCTTTCCTCTTCTTGGCTGCTGCAGCTTTTTTCTTCTTAGCCGCTGCCGCCTCGTCTTCGTCTTCGTCCTCGTCTTCGTCTTCGTCTTCGTCCTCGTCTTCGTCATCGTCTTCGTCCTCGTCTTCGTCCTCGTCTTCGTCTTCGTCTTCGTCTTCGTCTTCGTCCTCGTCCTCGTCCTCGTCTTCATCTTCATCTTCGTCATCGTCATCGTCTTCGTCATCGTCATCGTCTTCGTCCTCGTCCTCGTCTTCATCCTCGTCTTCGTCTTCGTCTTCGTTATCGTCATCGTCATCGTCTTCGTCTTCGTCTTCGTCCTCGTCCTCGTCTTCGTCCTCGTCCTCGTCCTCGTCCTCGTCCTCGTCCTTCTTTTTGCTCTTCTTGGTTTTCTTCTTGGTCTTCTTTTTCTTATCCTTCTTGTCGTCCTCGTCATCGTCCTCTTCGGTCTGAAGCAGGATCGCCTTCAGTTCAGCGTAGGGAAGAACCTTAATGAGAGCATCGAGGTCATAACCCTCTTCCAGGATGTCTTCATCGTAGTCTTCTTTGCGAGCCTTAAAGTCGATGCTTTCGCACTCATAGTATTTGTTCTTGGCAAAATACTTTTCTTCCCAGCCGATCTTCAAAGTCATGCCGTCATCGAGTTCAGCGAACTCATTATAGTTGTCATCATCGTCGGCGTTGTTAATGCGAGCATCGAGCTTCTTACCGAACAACCAATGAGAGTAGTCAAAAATCTGAATACCCTTATCGCGGTCTTTGATGTCAATCACCTGAAACAGCTGATACTCTTTTGGTGCCAATGCTGCGATCAGTTCGTCATCGGCGTCTTCATTCTTCCGGAGCTTCGTAACAAAATCACAGACGGGGCATTTTTTCCCGAAAGTTTTTAAGCTACAGATGTAATCACTTTGAGATGCACCTATTCTCTTGTGCTTAAAATAGGTCCTCTCATAGTGAAGCGTTCCCTTATCGGCAAAAGTAATGTCCGGATGAAACTTTCTTTTGCTAACTGTGTAAGGGATAACATCGAGCCGACGAGCCTTATCGTCTTTGAGTCTAATAAAACTCACGCCCTCGGGAAGTTCAAGATGAGTTATTGAAAATCCCGTCTTGTGAGTCTTTGCTCGCCTCTCTGCATTCGCTGCCGTACTACGCTTCTGGCCCTTCTTTTTCTTTTTCCTGCCAGCCATGGCTGTACTCCTTTCACATAAAAGTTAACCTAATTAGGATTCCGTTTCCTTTTCTTCCGTGCTTTTTTCTTATTCGCTTTGTCAACATACTTCTGAGAGTTACCGTCCTTCGCCCTCGGTGATGCGAAATAGTCTTGTCCAAACAAAGAGACTAATTTTTCAAGTGCTGTCTTGCGATGATCGAGAGCGAATACTGCTGTGTAGTAGGTACTTACTTCAGTGCCTGCCTTTATTAAAGTCTCCTTCGCATTATAAACATTCTGCTGAGCTGCTATATACTTTTTATGCGTCAGTATGCGATTTGTAATAGCAGTCTCGGTTAGTTTAGTCTTTGGTCCTAAAAACTTCGTTGGATCTTTTCTAATCTTAAGATCCAATTGCGCACGTACCAGCCGTCTGTCATCATTAGCGACTTCCAGCTGAACTTCGGCACGTTCCTTTGCTTCTTTCGCTTCTGTAAGGTATGTTGAGTATTCGTGATATAGTACCGGTTGATTGACCCACTCTTCATCGAGCCGTTCCAGATCAATCTCGAAGAAATCAAATGTCCTTTTTTTGTTACTCATAGCTTCCTTTCTTTGGTTCTACTTATATTATAAGTAAAGTTGATAAAAATCTTAAGAGAAAATAAATTATTCTGAATATACGACTTCATAGCACGCAGCAACGAGTCCTGTGTGCTTACTATCGTAAAAATTATCGTGAAAAGCATTCACAATTTTGTAGGCTCTGTTTGAAACTCTACCACCAGAGAGCATACAATTCTTTGCATAGCCTAAGACTCCCCACCGTATAGTCTCTGCGTCTTCATCCTTGTACTTCTTTAATAGCTTAGCAACTTCGGGCCACTTTGTTTGTGAATTGATTAAGAGCCGACCTATAAACTCTGAAACTTTTTCTAAGGTAGTCGCTTCGATAGATGCCAACATGTCTTTTTCTTTGTCCAAGTCTATGACTTGATTCAGAAGCACTAAGGCTTTTCTCGCTGATCCTTCTGATACCTCTGTAATCTTATTGACAACGTCTTGCGGTATATCTGTCTCTTCCGCTTTCAGAACATCAACCAGGATTTGCTCTAAGACTTTTTCAGGCAAGCTGTTTACTTTAATTTCAGTACACCTTGTTCTAATTGTCCTTTTTAATTTCTGCGGGTCGGTCGTGGCCAGCATGAAGTACACATGGCTGGGAGTATCTTCCAGCATATCTAACATCATATCTTGAGCTGCCGATGATATTTTATGAGCTTCATCTATCAGCCAAACTTTTCGCTTACCTTTTATAGGTGCCTTACTAAGCTGACTTCGGATCGCACGCATATCGTCAATGCCATTCTTGTCCGAACCATTCATCTTTACGAAATCAAACTTGCTACACTTCAGTAGTTTTCTCACGATCCACGCCAGCGTTGTTTTACCACAGCCAGAAGGACCAATGAAGAGTAGAACGTGAGGGACTTTTTTTCTGCGAACAAACTTCTGTAGAGTCTTCACTGCTCCGTCTTGGCCTTTAACATCATCTAAATTCTTAGGACGATATTTCTTGTACAGTTCCATCTGCCTTCCCTTTCAATTCTATTGCTCTTGCTACCCGTACGTGCACGACAAACGCGTGCTGTGATATAGGCTCTGCTCCGTAGCTGATAGCCTTTCTTCTCATGTGTGTAGTTAGATCGTAGTGAGATATTTTGAAAGGCTTCTTTTGGTGCCAGGCTCTTTTTAGTCCTATGCGTTTTGCAAATTCATGCAGTTCTGCGTCAGAGTCTGCTATAAGATGGCAAGACTTTGTATAAGGCCAATGTTTATGTCGAATGCTTGGACCCATAAGGTCAACGTATACACCCATTGTTATTCTTCTTTCAGGATTTTTACAAACGCTAAAACAGCAGTCAGTTCTTTGCTATACTCTTCATTCTCTCGTCGCCGAAGGTCTCCACTTATTTTTGTATGAGATTCAATTAGCTGATCTTCTTTCCACTTAATATCGGTGCTCATCCAATTCATGTGAGTGAAAGTAATGGCTTTGAAGTTTTTGAAATCTTGCTTAAGTTTTTTCAGCTCCTGTGTAAGATCCCTTATCTCTTCTGCATTTCTCATAAGCCGAGTCTCTGGAACAGTGCCGTCTACAAGAGTCATGCTTTTCATACGCCGCTCTAATAATTCGAGCTTAACCATCGCATCCATATACGCATTTCCAATTTTGTGCTTATCCCACTTTGTGATGTCTACGTGCTTTGCCATGTCTCACTCCATCTTTTCTTTATAAATCTTTTCAACGATTGTCCCTTGAGCATCAGAGAGATACCTCAACTTTTTCCACTCATCTAATCGAGCAACTTCCCAATTAGTTAATCGACATCCGTATTTGAGATTGGAGGCGGCTTGGATTTCTCGAATCATCTTTTGCCATTCGGTCTGATCTGCTTGGCTCATATTTCTACCTCTTCTTTCTGCCACCAGTTACCGTCTACGGGTCCTGCTTCGGCGTCGATAGTTAGCGGGACAATAATCCATGACCAATGCTTGCGTATATCAACAGTCATAACCTGATGGACAATCTCTAAGTAGTGTTTGAATTCCTTCTTATGAACGTCACCGACAATACTATCATGGATCTGTCCTATGATACGTGATTTCATTTTGTATTTTCTTAATCGCTTTTGGATAAGTGTTAAGGACCAGAGCAGCCAATGAAAAGCTGTTCCTTGAACAGGATAATTTATCACGTCATTCTTTTTCATATGACCACTGATTCTAAAACCAGTCAGCGTGTCGAAATAGCCTTTCTTCAAATATGTATAATACCAATCTTTCTTCCATTGATTATATACTCTGAAACGTCTATTCCAAAAATCATCTTCAACTTCTTTAAGATGCAATTCAAAAGTTCTTTTCTTTGGATCCTCTTTAGGATTGCAAGCACCCAACTTTAAGACACCCTCTGCTTCCAGGTTTGAATATAAATCGAAGCCATCTCTTGTGCATAAATTCATAGTCTCTATTGCTTCCCAGAGACTCTGTGCGCAACTCATATACCAGTCACCATAGAATTGTGGAAAGACAAATTTATTCTTACCACAGTACCTAATCTTTTTTATCCTCTTGGCGTCCTTCTTACTTCGACTCTTCATCTCTGCTTTCGGGAGCTTATAGATCTGACGGGACATGTCTCGATGTAGATCCTTCTTTGGATTCTTTATGTACCTAATCATACGTGGATCTAAATGATAACAAGCTGCTCCGCAAATCTCTACTCCACTATAGTCAACCTCAACTATACGATGATTTTTTCTGGCTATGATTGCCTGCCGAATTAGTTTGGCCATTAGAGGATCACGTATAGGTAGATTCTGAAAGTTAGGACTGCTGCTACTACCCCTGAAAGTTTTAGCAGTATGAAGATCGAAGAAGGGATGCAGAAATCCGTTAACAGTTTCATTCAATATACCTTCGAGATAGGTCGTGCACGCCTTCTTTAGTTTTTCGAGTTCAAGGAAGTCATCGATGAATGGAAGATCAATCTGACTAAAAGCATTGATATCAACTTTAGCTTTTCCTTTTTTTGTCCAACCCGTGACAGGGTAGTCCATAACGCCGTATAAAATATCTCCGAGCTGTTCTTTAGATCCTATATTAGTCTTCTGACCAAAATGCTTTCGCCACGTCGTGTAGATTTCATCTGATTTTAGCCTGGTCGTGAGTCTGGTGATTTTCTTTTTGGTCTTCTTGATAGACTTCTTAAGGTATGCAGTATCAATACGAATGCCATTGTGCTCAATTCTCGACAGAGCTTGAGAGCCATCGTGTAGTAGTTTATATCCTTCGTGAGTTACTGGCTTCATTTTTTCTTTCTTCTTTTTCTTATCTTAGGTACTATGGACCTGCTTCTTGTTCCGCATCTTGCTTTGTTAAGACACTTCAGGCATATACCCCAAACGGTTATTTTCTCGGTACTGTCGCACCATTTACACTGGGTTTTTCTTTTGGGGGTATCTTTCATCTGGCACGATCTTTTCCTTAGCGATTTTTTTTACAAGAACTGCTATAGCTCGACACTCTAAGTTGTCGCATGGATAAACATCTATTACAATATCATCCAGGCTTTGTATATTAGTAAAGATTCTCAAGGCCTGCTTACATTTATGACATCTGATCACTACTTGCATAATTGTTTTCCTAATAGTTTCATTTGGATCATAGCCAGCTTATATTCAAGTAGGGCGTCCAGGCCATTATATAAGAGTAAATCTTTTAGGTCTAAATCTTTGATGCGATTTAGTTTGTTAAGGCCATTAGTCTTTAGGTACTTCTTAATGAACTGATCGTATCGTGGCATGCCTAAATAAACAAACGCCTGGAAAGTTAGGTTGCATACCTTAGGACTATTATTCAAAACATGACCACCAAGCATCGTATCGTGAATCCAATTTTTTACCCAGTGACCTAAAAGATTCTTTGTCCACATATTCTCAAACTTTATGTTAGCTGCGATTTTGCCCATAGATGATTTCAATATCAAACTTGTAGCATCAATAGCCTCTCGTTCCCAAGGATAAGCTATAGTTTTCTCACCTTTCCAACAGATCGAGCAAGAATAAATCTTTGCTCCTTTGTAAGAAGACTTCAGGCAATTACATTCATAGTCAAATGAAATAGTGCCTCCATAAGAATTCATGTGTTTGATTTCTCTCGCCGCTCGTGCAGGATTAAAAATTATCTCAACCTGCTTTTCATAATCGGGTATTGTCTTCCACGGTCTTTTTCTGCTCCTCTTGATAAATTCTTTTAGGTGCTTCTGAAATTCTACTTTGTAAACAGGAGTTTTGTCTTTCAAAACAAATGAAGGATGATACGTGGCACACACCCAAGCGTTTGGATCTTGACAAGGTATATAAAAATCGGCCCAGCGATTCACTATGTCCACCGGAGCCTTAAAAATAACTGGGAGCAGAGACTCCATCGCAACCGAGCCTAAGAGCAGTATTCCTTTTGGCTTGTACTTCTTAATGGTAGCTAAAAGATTAGGACGACAGGCTGCTATAATCTCATCGCTGGGCTGCTTCTCCTCATCCCTCTTACAGATCACAGCGTTGGTCACCCAACAGTCTCGGTATAGCTCTATGCCATACTTCCGTAGTGTACGCTTCAGCAGCCGTCCAGCTCGGCCGGCCAGGTGGATCTTTAAGCGGTCCTCGTCTTCACCTGCTGCTTCTGCTACTACCAAAATCTTTTTCTTTCCTTTACCCACTGGCTGTAGTTTTGGATTCTTACACTTCTTATGTAGGCCGCACAAGCCACAGTAGGGCAGAGTCTTATCGTACATCTCCCTGGTGCTCGTATATTCAGATTCTGAGAAAAATCCTTTTCTCATATTTTACTTCGCCTTTGATAGAGCAGTGATGTAAGAGTATCGTCCGGTGGTGACTTTTATCTTATCTTTTGATACACGACATTTAGTGTAGCGGGTAACAAGATCAGATAAAAGATCGGGCGGTATCGCAAACTTCAAATCCTTACCTGAATACTTTATATTTTTGAATTCTTGATATTCACCCGATGCTCCGATGCCAGTCAACTTAAGTTTTCCTTTTTTCAGCTGGACGATAACTTCCTTATCTTCTGTATTGTCATCGGTGAACACCTTTGCTTTTTGAATCGCTTCCTTTAATCCTTTCGGAAGAGTTGTCTTGGTGCCTTTCACTTTCATTAGTTCTGGCAAGTTCGGGTAGTTGCTCTCGGTATAGATCCATCGCCGACAGCTCATAACTAACCCGCTTGAGTTTTTGAAGTGAATCCAGTTCTTACTGTTACTGAATTTTGTCATATCAAGTGATACGATATATTTCAAAGAGTCCTTTCGGATTAAGGTTGGTCTCTTTAAGGGCAAATCAACTTTATAGATCGCAGCCTGTGATCCGTCGCAAGCCTCTACTCTATCAGGATGAAGATGAATGCAAGTGAAATCAAATCGACCTGCGTCACTACCTGCGCACTGCTGTACTACTGAGATTGCGTCAGAGAAATTATCAGGTAATCTCTTCCACTTCTTTGGAGACTCAACAGAATCAATGGGTAAAGTGATTTTCAATTCCATGTTAATCTTTACTCTTTTTCTTCGGCCTTTGATAATGAACTTTCCTTTTTCAACAAAAACATCTATCTCTTCTTCGGTTAACTTGCGCAAGATGTTTACGAGTGGCATGCCTTGAATAGCCATGTCTACGTCTTGCCATAGACAGCTGTCCTGGATACATGCAATCTCATCGTTGTATGTAATGACTTGCCCATTCTTAAAGATAAAGCAGTCAGACTGTTCGATGATTTCTCTTGTAGATAAACCAGGTAGGACCGAATCTAATTGCATTAAGAAATCTTTTCTGTTCACCTTTAACATTCTTTCACCTCTTCTTGTTAATTTTTGAAAGCCATTGTTTATAAATTTGAGTTGAAATTTGAGCCATCATTATAGGAGGTACACTTCTGGCTGCTACATACTGAACTGTATTAGTTCTGTAATTATAGTCAAGCGGATATGTAGTCATTGAAGCATAGTCACTATCTGAAAAGCATAAATTGTCGTAGTCTCTGATAAAAGGATTGCAAGTCGTAGGAGTAGGGCATATCTGAAAGTCTTTTACAATAGCCCAGGTGAATCCACTTAGCTTATCATACAGCCTTAGATTTATATCACTAAGGTCTTTGTCGGTTTTAATTTTATGACTTAAAAGGTCTATGAGACGTTCTGTCATTCCAAATGTTGTTCCTACCTTACTTCTAATCTCTCTGAATCTTATCTTGGGCTCATTCCATCTAAATTTTATTTCAGGCTTAGATTCAAATAAACCATCGTTGATTAAAAATGGTCCAGCTAAATCTTTTCGCAGCCCGATAAAAAATATCCTCCTTCGCTTTTGAGGCACTCCCATTCTGCTGGCATTAAGAACAAAGTATTGAATATAATAACCAGCCTTTTTGAATTTCTCACAGATTTTGTTTGTGTACTGTATAGCATCACCAACTAAAATAGCAGGTACATTTTCAGCGACTACTATCTTAGGTTGTAATTTTTTAGTAAGTTTTACAAAGTCAAAAAACAAAGTATCTATGACTTCAGCTTTCATATTGGATCTGAATTTTCGCTTCTCACCCCACCCTTGATCTCTCTTACCAGCTAAACTAAATGCGCAACATGGAGGAGAGCCATCGAGAATATCAAGATCGAATAGTTCATCTGGCAGGTCGTCACGTCTTCTGAGTTTTTTAATAGATTCGCAATAGGAAAACTTAGGTCTGTGATTAACAATATAACACTCCATCATTCTCTCATCCATCTCGTTACAGCCTATGACGTCATAGCCTGCTAACTTATAGCCCATAGTAGAACCGCCGCCTCCAGAAAAACAACTAAAGACAGTTCCCTTATCTTTCGTGAAGATCACTTCGTCCAGCATCCATTTTTTAGGGAATCTATGTTTATTCATTTTATTGCCAGAATACCTTTGAAGCATAGGGATTGTTGAATCGTTGTAATATCTACAAATCCAGCTCTCTTTAATAAACTAACATTAGCTTGACTTGTAAATGGATCGAGGATACCTTTAAGGCTGTTCCGTTTATTAAGTATTTCCTCTGGTGAATATCCTGCTTGTATTTTATAATTCATATACAGAGTTGTTATCATGTCTTGGAAACGGGCATCGGGTGCTCTTACCTTTTCAAATAGTACGAAGCCTCCTCCCCAATTCAAGGCTTCGTATATTTTTGTGATTACTTCCTGTCGATGCTTCGCCTCTATAAACTGCAGCGTGTAATAGGCTGTAATGAAATCAGAAGGCTCTAAATCATAGGTGATAATATCTTCAGTCTGAAAGATTATGTTGTTTATCATATTCTTTTCTTGAGCTTTTTTTATCATGTCCTCTTCGCAGTCTATTCCGATCCACTGAACATTCATCTTTCTGGAATTATGACGCTGTAGTAGATAAAGCAATGTTCCGAGGGATGTTCCTATATCGTAACAAACGGAATCTGGTTTGATAAAAAAATCACTAAGCTGACAGATAAGCTGATGGCCTTCAGCGTACAACGGAACTGATTTACCAACGTGCTCTTGGAAGTTCTCAACAGTACTACCACCAAAGGTCCAACCAGCATTCTCTGCCTTAATGTTATCACCTGTTTTTTTCATTGTAGATCCTTCTACCTATTTTACTTACTTTGTCAGTTTATAGCTCTTGTCTTTGAGCTGAACTAAAAAACCTTCCTTGACGAGTCTTTTCAGGTGAGAGCTGCACGAACCTTTCTTGCCGACTTTGACAAGGATCTCTTTTCGAGACTGGGCCTTGTTACTTAGCACCTTGTTCACTTCCGATGCGAAAGTTCCGATAGTCGATCCAAACTTATCCTTATCCTTCTTGCTCTTGTCCTTCTTGCTCGTGTTCTTCTTGTCCTTCTTGCTCGTGTTCTTCTTGTCCTTCTTGCTCGTGTTCTTCTTGTCCTTCTTGCTCGTGTTCTTCTTATCCTTCTTGCTCGTGTTCTTCTTGTCCTTCTTGCTCTTATCCTTCTTGCTCTTGTCCTTCTTGTCCTTCTTACCCTTGTCCTTCTTGTCTTTCTTGCTCTTGTCCTTCTTAGGTTTTTCAACCTGCTCATCAACCTGCTCTTCAGTTTTCTTCTTTTTCTTCTTCGACATCTTACTGGTCTCCTTTTTAGAATTATTATCATCATCTGATTTGATCCGTATCGAATCAGCTGTAATTACTTTGTTAAGAAGTTTCTTCATCGGAAATTTTTCAAGCTTAACTACGTCGATCATCTCAGCTATGTTTAGAAGCTTCGTGCATATCTGATTATCATCCCAATCGATCGCTGTCTTGTATCCAATAGCCTTAAGAAATTTCAGGGCTCTTTCCCTTGTAAGCACTAACCTCATCGTACATCCTTTCCGTTTTAATTTTCTTTACCTATATTATTATAAAGGAAATTGTTAAAAAGCCGTAAACTTTTTTAAGAATACTTCAGAAAATTCTAAAATGATTGTTTTGACCTCGCTAACCTTATTTTCCCAGCGGGTATTTTGAGCTATAGCCAATATCTCCTTAGCGGTTCTTCCATTCGATAATAGATCCTCTACAAACTCTTGCACTGTTCTCACGCTAATATCTTGTGACATAAACTCTCCATCTATTTAGCATTTCTGTATAATCTCGAAACTCTTGATCCGTAAAAGTCTGACCAACCATTACTCTCTTATTTGAGCCAGGCACTCTCTTGACGACTACGTGCTGAACTTTGTTTTTTTCTTCCTCTTTCATTACCCTCTCAGAATATAGATTTGATCGCTGGGTTTGCGATTGCTAAACAACCAGCTACATATACACATCTTCTTTCGCTAAAAGGACTGTCTCTAAGAATAACCCAATTCAATCTCATCACTCCAATATCTTTTTCATCTGCGTTTTGATTCAGTCCTATCGTACCGGTCACGTGAGCATTCTTTCGCTTGTCTCCCGAGAAATTCTTTTTGGTTATTATCTTTGCATCGTATGCACCCGCGTCACCTTGAGTTGCAGTTACTACTAAGCAGTGCATTTTTTGAGACAGTGCTCGAAGTTGTTTCCATGTACTATCAATTAGATCCCGGCCCTCTAAACCTGCTCCGGTCATTAAGAGAATATCAGCATAGTCTATTATAATCACGTCTGGTATCCATCCACCCATCGCCCAGTTGTTTAGAGTCTCTTGGATCATACTAACCGACAGAGTAGAGTTCGGGTGACAGGATAATTTGAAATAGGGATCTTTCGATTTGATTTTGCTTTTCATTAACTTCTTGCAAGCCTTCTTAGCAATACGCCAGGACAATCGCTTTGCCCAATACTTATCTTCGTGCTCTACCATCACGGCGTGCTTGCCATCCTTTTCGATGTCGATAGGATATTCAATAGTCTTTGCAGAGAAAGGTCTGCGAGAGACTCTGACCATTAGCCTACGCATAATTTGGTTCTGGCTATTATCGCCAGCGTCAAAATAGGCAACTCTCTTCCTTTGTAGCATGCCTCTAAAAGCCATGTCCATTAGCCAGAAGGATTTTCCTACTTTGTCTGGCCCCATGAAAGTGATAAAAGCTTCCCGCTCTAAAGCACCCTTGAAGAATCTTCCAAGTGCACCTGGATATTGAATAATAGATTCGCCCTGGTCCTTAAAGGCTTCTTTGATTGCTTCGT